TGTTGCTTACTCTATGCTTAGTTATTATACTGCTTGGCTTAAGTTTTATTATCCGCTTGAGTTCATGTTTTCAATTCTTAAAAATGAAAATGACAAAGACGCAAGAACAGAATATTTAATTGAATCTAAACGTCTTGGGCTAAAGGTTCTTTTGCCTCATATCAATGAGTCTCAAGTTTATTTTTCTTTACAAGATAACGCCATCAGATTTGGTTTGGCTGAAGTAAAGTTTATTTCAGACAGTATTGCAAACAAAATAATAGAAAGAAGACCGTTCAGTGACTATGCTGACTTTATTGATAAAGCATCGAAAAAGGGTTCTGGCATTAATAGCCGTGCTATTGCTGCTCTTAACTCCATCGGCGGTGCTGCGTTTACTGATAACAAAAGGCAAGGAAATGAAAAAGACAATTACTACGAATATTTAGGAATTCCAACATTTAATCTGGAAGGCATTCCCCCTAGAATTAAAGCTCAGGCAAGACCTATTGAAGAGTTTGACGACCTTGGATCATTTGTAATGTTTGGAATGGTTAAGTCTATTAAGCGAGGAAACGGGTGGGCACGAGTAGAGCTAGTAGATGAGACTGGATCTGTCGGTTTATTTCATACCGAACAAACACAAATTGAAACTGGACAAATGTACTTTATTCTTGTGGGGGATAATAGAATTGCCAGGTACGTAAAGGTGTCCGAGATTAACCCAGACTCTAATGATTTATTTGTTGACTACCTATACAGAAAAGAATATGATCTTGAAGAAGACCAGTACATTGTGGTAAACTTTACCCCATATACAACAAAAGCTGGTAAGCAAATGAGCCATATAGTTCTTGCTGATAAAGATAAAAATTTGACCAGAGCCATTGCCTTTCCAGCAATGTATAAAATGACTTTGGCAAAAATGCGTGAAGGAATGAAGTGCAAAGTTACACTATCTAAACTAGATGATGGAACGTTAAATATAAAGGAGATCAAGTAATGGATAATAAAAAAATAGAAAAAGTATTTGCAGGACTAAAAGGCAACAATGTTCTGGTTGCCTTGTTGAGAGAAAATGGAAAGCTAAGTGTTTCCTCATCTTTACTAGAAGAACTTAGTGACTATGAACAGCTGTTCCCAACTGATTTTATTTCAAGAAATGGAAGTATTATGAGAGTGTCTCACAATGACGATTTAAGTAAATTTAATTTTGAGCTTGCTTACGTAGATGACCCAATTACTCCTGGGGACCATATCATGGGGCACGTTTGCGTAAGACAGCATCCAGAAAATGGAGACATCCAGTACAGCGATGTCAGACCAGAATGGGCAGTCAAATAATGTCAGAAGATATAAAGGTGTCAACAGTTGAAGAGGTATTTGCTTCATTAAATGTTTCAAGAATTTTAATCGCAGCAATCGAAACTCTTGGAGAAATTAATGTACCGACAGATGTATTTATGGCAGCGGCAACAGAAGACCAGGAGCTTAAGGTTGATTATAACTCAGACAATCAAATGTTTACATTTACACTGAAAGGAAAAGATGAATCAGGGTTCAATAACGACCAGCTCATTACAGACTTCGAGTAAAAGTGAGATGGTACTAGTCACAGACTATGGGCTAGATGTTCTGGCGGCATTGTTACATGAGACTGCTGTAGAAAAAGGATTTTGGGGAAGCCCAAAAAACTTTGATGTATTCGGTAATAAGCTGGCACTTGTGCACTCAGAGGTTACAGAAATCCTTGAAGCAATTAGAAAAAATAAAGGATCGGAACAGATTGTAGAAGAGATGGTTGATGTTTTAATTAGAACATTAGATCTTTATGCGTCAATGCGTAATGCTGGATTTGTAGAGCACAGTCTAGATGAGATTTTGTTTAAAAAAATAGAAATAAATAAATCTAGGCCGCAAAAACACGGTCATTTATTTTAATGATATAATGATATTGTGATGAAAAAATATATAGATACGTTAAATATATTTAACAGAATAAGCGCAACAACTATATTTTCTGCTGTACTTGGTCATTACGGAGAGCTTCGCCTGCCAGACAATATTTTTGATGATTTGCTTACGGAAGAGCAAACCTTTCCAAATGATTTTGTTACAAAAAATGTAGCAATGTTTGTAATGAGACACGACCAAAGTTCTGGAGAATTTATTTTTGAGCCCAGGTATCCCTCTGAGGGAAATTTAAGAGATCAACTAGGGTACTTGTGTGTAAGAGGAACAACAGAAGTTGGGCATGTAGATTACGATAGCCCATATTATAAGAAATGATGAACAGTGGACATAGAATCAATATTATCAAAGCTTGATCCAAAAACAAGGGCAAGAGTAAAAGCCGCACAAGATGTAAAGGTCGAAAAACAAAAGACCCCAAGCATAGGGTTAAACATGGCTTTAAAAGGTGGTCTGGGCTATGGAAGGCAAGTTTTGGTATGGGGAAATAAGTCTGCTGGAAAATCTTCATTCTGCTTACAGATGATTGCGCTTGCACAAAAAGAAGGAAAAACTTGTGCTTGGATTGATGCTGAGGCTTCTTATGACCAGCAATGGGCAGAGATGCTAGGAGTAGATTCATCTTCCCTTATCTACTCTCCAGCAAAAACAGTTAACGATATGGTTGATGTTGCTACAAAGTTAATGGACGCTGGGGTAGATATTATTGTTGTAGATTCTATATCTGCACTGCTACCTGCAATCTATTTTGAAAAAGATGGAAATGAAATGAAAGATTTGCAAGATACAAAGCAAATCGGCGCTGAAGCAAAGGATATGACACACGCAGTCAAAATGTTAAACTATGCAAATAAAAACACATTATTGGTACTCATCTCACAACAAAGAAATCAGTTTGGATCTATGCATGCCTCCCATATACCGACAGGAGGAATGGCAGTCAAGTTCTTCTCTTCCACCGTCATTAAACTTTGGTCTTCTGAGGCTGAAGCTAATGCTATCAAAGCTGGCATTAAAGTTGGCGACAAGATTATTGAACAAAGGGTTGGCAGACCAGTCAATTGGATTATTGATTACAACAAGCTCGGCCCCCCTAACCTATCTGGACAATACGACTTCTATTACCAAGGAGAATCTTTAGGAGTAGACCTGGTTGGAGAAACTCTTGATGTTGCAGAAATGGTTGGTGCAATTGAAAAAGGTGGAGCTTGGTACACGGTAAATGGAGAAAGACTACAGGGTCGTGCAAAGGCTGTTGCATACTTAAGGGATAATCCCGATGTAGTCAAAAGTCTTATTGAGGATATTAATGCCAAATCTTAACGAGTTTTTAAAAAAATTTGATGCTGAGATCACCGCCCTAGATGCTAATACAGAAATCATAGAACAAATGAGACCTTGTTCTAAATGTGATCTTTATGTAGACTCTTATCAATTTAATAGTCAGACTTTAGAAATGTACTGGCAGTGCAAAGACGGACACGAGACAAGGTACAGTGTAAGTTAATGTCAGAAAGATCAGAAGTTAAAAGAGACGGAGCAAAGGCTCAAAAGAATTCTGGGCGTGGCGACTATCAAAAAGGTGACGCACAGTGGAAGCAGTTCCTTGTAGACTATAAAGAAGCAGGGTCTTCTTTTACCTTAAACAAAGACAGCTGGGCAAAGATATGTACTGATACGTTTAAAGTTAATAGAGACATGCACCCAGCACTAAAAATTATTATAGGAACGGATTCAAAGGTAAGGCTTGGTATAATAGAATGGTCAGTACTAGAAGAACTAATAGAATGTTGGGAGAATAATAATGAGAAGCATTGAAATTATGCCAAAGGTAACAGTGTATAAAGATGTATTTACAAAAGAAGAGCTAGATTTTTTTATGGATGTTATTAGAAAGTCTGAAAATTCAATAGAAGATATGACAAAAACAGCACCAGAAGATTCAGCCTACACGGACACACACGGACAAGCTCCAATAGTGAAAGAGGACTCAAGTATAATTAATATTTGGACTCCGTGGTATACATTTGGCTCAAGATCAAAGATGAACAGAAAGCCACTCAGTAAAAAACAACAGGACAGCAACATAGACCAGTTTAAGTTTAGAACTGCAGTGTATGGAGCTTATGATAAAATTCATGCTGATTATATTAATGAATGGAAAGACGCCAAAGGATGGCCAGATTTTGTAAACAGATGGACTCCAAACACAGACCCTGGGCACCTATTAACCTTATGCGATATAGAAATACTAAAGCACAAGATGATAACAGATGCTAATCAAGAGCATGCTTTACAATTTCATACCGATACTCATGAACATAGAATACATATGGCGGGTATAAAGCAGATCATAACTTATACAATGTATCTTAACGATGATTACGAAGGCGGAGAGATAGAGTTTATAGATGATGCTGGTGATCGTCTCGTAACATATAAGCCACAAGCTGGAGATGTAACCGCATTCCCAGCGGGTCTTCCCTACTGGCACTCAGCAAAATCAGTCAGAAGCGGAAACAATAAAACATTTTTAAGAGTTTTTGCTGTGTGGGATTACGAAGGATCAGAGGAATATCGTGAAGGAGTCAAGAAATATGGCAAAGAACAATGGGATGCAATCGAAATGGAAAATGCAAAAAAGATTGTTGACTCTGGGGAGGTTGGAAGGCAAGTAGTAAGAGCAGGCCAAACTTTCTCCGAACAAAGAAATTTAATTCCACTATATGTTCACGAAGGAAATGATGTTTATATAGACGGAAGGACAATGTAGTGACAATATTTTTATTAGGATTATTAGTGGGTTTATCAATTGGGTACCTACTCGGTCTATTTATAGATCAATTAGACAAAGGGATAAAAAATGACGGAAGATAAGAACACCCTGCAGCTCATTAGTGATATAACTGAGTTTAATGATCTTCATGAATATATGCAAGATGAGCACCTAGACAAAGCATTGGCTATTGTTGTAAAGCTTTTAATGAACCCAGATGTTCCTTCTGCAAAAGCTCCTATGTTAATTATGGAGCTTCAAGCAATGTCTACAAAATTTGCCGTAATGTCTTCCGTGTATTCAACCATTGCCAAAGATAAAGCAGGAACAGTAAATAATAATAAGAAGAACGTTTACTATTCAGTAAAAGAGTCCATAGACAAACTTGTAGATGCACTTAAGTATGTCGTTAGGTACAACTCATAAATGGCTAGAGATATTGTAAAGAACCTTAAGTTTAAGAAACATACTGGAAAGTTTTTTGACCCAGAAAAGTTTGCGTCATTGCTTGACGAGTCATATCGTAATACTAAAAGAGCAGATGGACAGATGACAAAGAAGTCATTTAGTCCAAGCTCACTTGGATATGGGCACGGAACATGCCCTAGATATTGGTACATGGCTTTTTCTGGTGCAGTATTTATTGATGATAATGATGCCGTTGCAGTCGCCAATATGGCACAGGGAACTCAAGCCCACGAAAGACTTCAAAAGCTTATTTCTACAATGCCAGAGTGGAAAGCGGAAGAAGAGGAGATCATTAATGAGTATCCTCCTATTAGAGGCTTTATAGATCTAATCATGGAGTATGATGGCGAAACCGTTATAGGAGAAATCAAGACGGCAAAACAAGAGGTATGGGATACAAGACAATCGGAGATGAAGTCTTCGGCAAACCACATGCTTCAGTTATTAACTTATATGAAACTAAAGAATGCCAAAGAAGGATTCTTTCTGTATGAAAACAAAAACACTCAAGAGATATTGATTATTCCAATCTCAATGAATGATAAGAATAAACAAATAATTGAAGAGGCGTTTGCTTGGATGGAGCAGGTCTGGGACAACTTTCAAAATGGAAACCTCCCAGTAAGACCAGCAGGATCAACTAAGTCCAAGATGCCATGCACCTACTGCCCAGTTAAAAAGGAATGCTATGACAAATCTGGACCCCTGGGTACCGTTGAGATAGATCTTTATATGGTTCCAAAAATATGATTTGTGCTAACACAGAATGTAATAAAAAATTTGACTCCAAAACACACAACCAAAAATATTGTTCTGATGAGTGTTGCAGGGTTGCAACAAATAAAAGAATTATGCAAAAGTATTATGAAAAAAAAGCAATAAAAAATGGAGCAAGCAGATTGTGCAAAGGATGCAAGTCCCAGCTCAGTAGATACAACGCAGAAAACATATGCTCTTCTTGTTTAAAGGAAACAAATCTAAGATCTAAAAAACTTCTACAGGACATTATTGATGAAATTAGCTAGCCTAATTAAAACAAAAGCAAATAGAGTTTTAGGTATAGACGCCTCTACAAACTCTATAGCTTTTTGTTTGATGGAGGACGACATTCCTTTAAAATGGGGCAAAATAAATCTTGTTGGTGAAGACATATATGAAAAAATTTATGACGCAAAAAACAAAATGGCAATGATGTTAGATGAATTGAAGAGTGATTATATTGCTGTAGAGGGTGCGATACTTGTCAGATCACCCGATGCTGTGATAAAATTGTCTTATGTCTATGGAGTTGTTATTGCTGAGCTTATGTCTACTGGTGCTAAGGTTATTACTATTAGCCCATCCTCGTGGCAGGCGTACATTGGCAACAAGAATCCGACAAAAGATGAGAAGTCTGCAATAAGATTATTAAACCCAGGGTATGCGGAATCTTGGTATAAAAATCAATTAAGAAATATGAGAAAGCAAAGAACTGCTGACTACTTTAATAAGAAATACGGTTTAGAAATTGTGGATTTTGATGTTGCAGATAGCTTTGGTATTGCACATTATAGTAACCAGGTGCTTACTAAAAGATGAAACTCTATCAGAGTAAAGATTGGCTACACAGAAGGTATATAGTACAAAAGAAAACAGTTACAGAAATTGGTAAAGAGTGCGGGGTCTCTGCTATGACCATACAGAGATATTTACAACAGTTTGGACTATTAAGAAAAAAATGAGCGAATACCCAAATAAAGATGGTGGATACCAAGCTTGGATAACAGACCTACAGTTAATTTCAACTGATGCTCCGTCAGGACACAAGATCATAGTAGAGTGTCTTGAAACAGCAGAAATGCTAATAAAGAAAAATATTTCATATGGGAATTCTGCCCTTGACCCAATCCGTATTTTTTCAAAAGCAGATTCAACAGAGCAGATTCGTGTCCGAATTGATGATAAATTAAATAGAATTCAAAACGATAAAGCCTTTCCTGGTGACAATGATATTGATGATTTGATCGGGTATTTAATTCTTCTTAAAATTGCCAATAAGTCTTAGTCAACTAAAACATGGTATAATTTAAACATGAGCGAATTAGAGCCAGCAGTACATTTTGACCGCATGAATAAGGTAGTAGAAGAGCTTTTAAAGGGCAACTCAGCAACCCAGATAGCCACAATTACTGGGTTCTCCCGTAAAGAAGTTTTAGAGCACGTTGATGAGTGGAAATCTGTAGTACACAATGATAGCAATATTCGTGATCGAGCAAGAGAAGCAATCTCTGGAGCAGATCAACACTACGCAATGCTAATTAAAGAAGCCTGGAAAACCGTAGAGGATGCAGACACGCAGGGACAACTTAACGTAAAGGCGGGAGCATTAAAGTTAATTGCAGATATAGAAACTAAAAGAATAGCAATGCTTCAGTCGGTTGGCGTTTTAGAAAACACACAGATAGCATCACAGATTGCAGAAACAGAACGCAAGCAAGAAATATTAGTCGGAATATTAAAAGAAACAACCGCATCTTGTCCTAAATGCAAAATGGATGTTGCAAAAAGACTTTCTCAAATTACTGGCATAGTTGAAGCTGTTGTAATTGAGGATGCCAATGTCGTTTGATTTTTCAGATTTAATTGACATATTAGATGGTGAAGAGTTTGAAGAAAAGCCAGTCGATCTTCGTACATTTGTAAATAACCCCAACTATCTAGGACTACCCCCGCTTTCAGACTATCAATACACTTTGATTGAAAAAAGTTCACAAATATATAAAGAGTCTACTTTAAAAAAATTATTTGGTGAAGATGAAGGTCATATAAGATTTAAACAAACTGCTAATGAGGTTGTAGCTCAATTAGGAAAAGGCTCTGGTAAAGACTATTGCTCTACAATTGCTGTGGCATACATAGTTTATCTACTTTTGTGTTTAAAGGATCCAGCGACATATTACGGCAAACCCCCTGGTGACTCGATTGATATTATTAATATTGCAATTAACTCTCAGCAGGCAACCAACGTATTTTTTAAGGGCTTCAGGAGCCGCATAGACAAGTCTCCATGGTTTGTTGGCAAGTACTATTC